CTTAAAAAATCCAATTAACCTTTAACCCCCAAAAAACAAAGCCATGTCATTTTCACTTGGAACCCTAACCGCCTACACCGAGCAAAATCGGTTGCCGCTCATCACCAAGGCCGTATTTGCGGCCCGTACTGCCGCCCTGTTCACCAAGCAGGTTGGTATCAAATCAGCCGCTTCCCTCAATTTGATGGACACCGATGCTGCCCTCGCCGCTGGTACTTCTTGCGGATGGACTGCATCAGGCACCACCACATTTAGCCAGCGCAATATCACCGTCGCCGCCATGAAAATCCAAGAGGCTCTTTGTCCTCGTTCATTGGAGCAGTACTGGATGCAGACGCAGTTGACCCAAGGTTCAACCTACGATGGCGTACCTTTTGAGCAAGCATTCGCCGAGCAGAAAGCCCTCCGCATTGCCGAGGCTTTGGAGAACGCCATTTGGTCTGGTTCTACCTTGGTCACAGGCTTGCTGACAATCTTAAACGCTGCATCAGGTTCTACCGTATCAGGCAATACAGGTGCAGTTTCTTCAATCACTACCACCAATGTCATCAGCGTTTTTGATAACATTTACAACCAAATTCCGCAGGCTATCTTGACCCGCAATGACCTCGTAATGTTCTGCGGCTGGAACAACTTCCGTACCTTGATTGGAGCGTTCAAAGCCAACACGGGTGTCATGTACAATCAGGTGGACCTCCAAGGTTTGGCTGATGGCGACATCATCTACCCTGGTACCAATGTCCGTGTCGTTGCAGTCCCAGGATTGACAGGTACGAACCGCATCGTCTGCTCCTACCTCGGCAATTTCTTCTACGGAACTGACCTCTTGTCCGATGAGGAGAACTTCAGCCTGTGGTACTCCAAGGACAACGATGAAGTCCGCTTCCAAGCAGCCTTCAAAGTTGGTGTACAGGTAGCCTATCCCGACCTTGTGGTTGACTTCCGCTTGGCCTAAGTGTAAGGGGGGAGGGAAACTTCCCCCCGCTTTTTATTCTTGCAACTCCTTAAAATAAAATATACACTATGTCCTGCTCCCTAACTACGGGCTACGCCCTCGGATGCCGAGATTCAGTCGGCGGCATCAAAACGATTTTTGTACAACCAATCAACGCTACGGGTTCGGTCAACACGAACGGCAGCGGATTGGTAACTGGATTCACTCCTACCTCGGTTTCGGGGTCTTGGTTTGAATACGACCTAACCAAAGCGACCTCCAGCATGACCGAAACGCTGAACGCATCGGTTGAGAACGGAACCTTGTTCTACACGCCCGAAGTAACCTTCACCATCAACAAGTTGCAGACCGCCGTGCGTAACGAACTGCGCCTTTTGGCTCGCAATCGCTTGCTGGTCATCGTCCTTGACAACAACGGACGCTACTGGTTGCTTGGTGCTGCGAATGGCTTGGAAGCCTCGGCAGGAACTGCTGGAACGGGTACTGCATTCGGCGACAGGAGTGGCTACGAGATGACGCTGACGGGTATGGAACCAGACCCGATGCTGAACATCGCCGCCGCAACTTTCTCTGCATCTACGACCCAAATAAGCGGTTCGTAAGTATCTTTGACCTGCGGTTCTCATACGCCGCATGGTTTAGTGGTCAGGGGCCATCCTTTCGGGGGTGGCCCTTTTTTTTGTACCTTTGGGCATGAGAATTTGCATCGTTTACAACGCACACCCGACGGGGTGTTCCTTCTACCGCTTGGAGATGCCGAACGCTTACCTCGGCGACAATTACACCGAGTTTGACTATGTCTGCGTGGACAATATCGCCAATGTCAAGGACGAGGACTTAAAGACTGTTGATATATGGCTTTTTAATCGCCTTTGGTGTCAAGGTACCTTGGACCAAATTCGCAATGTCTACAAGGCTTTGACGGCCTTTGGAGCGAAGGTTATTTTGGACCTTGACGACTACTGGGTGCTGGAGAGCGGCCACATCATGTATCGGCACTATCTATCCACCAAGTTGGACGAGCAGATACGGGAACACATCCGCTTGGCTGACCATGTGACCACGACCACGGAACACCTGGCGCAGAAGATACGCCTGCTCAACAAGAAGGTCACCATCCTCCCCAACGAACCCTATGAGGCTTATCAGCAGTACATCCCCGACACGACGGCCGAACCCGAACCGCACCTGTTCAAGATTGGCTGGTTTGGAGGTGCGCAGCATCAAGAGGACATCGCCTTGGTGGAGCATTCCTTTGGCCTATTGGCCCACGACCATTCGCTGGATGGGAGATACAAGATTTATCTTGGTGGGTGGAACGAGAACCCTGTTTATGCTGACTACGAGCGGATGCTATCCTGCAACGGCAAGAATGCGAACTACGGCAGAATCCAAGCGGCTGACATCTACTCCTATGTCGGGGGCTACAACTTCATCAACGCCACCATCGCCCCGCTCCGAGATACCAAATTTAATCGCCTCAAAAGCGAACTGAAAGTGGTTGAAGCAGGCTGGATGGGCAAGGCTATCATCGCAAGCGAAACCATTCCCTACACGGACATACTGGTCCACGGCCACAACGGTCTGCTGATACCTTACGGCAAGAAAGACGCTTGGTATAAAGCCGTGAAACGCTTTATTAACGAACCCGACTACGCCAAAGCCCTTGCCGTGCAGTTGTCCAAGGATGTCCGTGAGCGGTTTGACATCACCAAGACCGCCGAGCGCAGAGCCGAACTGTACCGAAGTATCGGGCGCAAATTGTGAAATTCGGGCGCAAAGTACATTTAGGGTTAGGATGATATACCTATCCCCCAACACCACCAACACGATTGTCGTCACTTGGACGCAGCGGGCCTCATCGGGCGACCGCTATATCTTGCGCCTCACGAACATCGCCAAGAACCTGACGACCGACTTCACCCTGCTGAAATCGGACAACCTATCGCAATACACCGAACGCTATGACAAGTTTTCCGTCGTTGTCGGCTCTCTTGAAACGGGGTCGTATAAATATGAAGTTTACGATACCTCTTCCACGGTTAGTGCAGCAACTGCGGTGGTTGAAACGGGCTTGGCGTATATACAGGTAGTATCGCTAACCTTCAACACCTTCGCAAATTCCATCCAGTACAATGTCTACGGCGCAAGTGCCGTGAGCATCTTTGATTCCACCTTTGATAATTCTTTCCAATGAGCGTACAAACCCGAAGCCAGTTGGTGGCATCTGCTGCTACCATCGCATCCGAAACCGCTGCCGCAGCCAATACCGCCGCTCGTGTCGGTGGATTATTTGACGACCTCGCCGATACCGCCACCTTGGACCGAGAGCGGGGCGTTGCAAACCTTTACCTTGACACAAATACCAACTGGACCCCGACGCTGAACCAAGCCGTGAAGTTGACCGCTGCGATGACAAATGGTTTGCTTTCAACCTATAACTTTTCACGGACCACCACATCCCTGACCTACACAGGCACAACAAGTGCAGCCTTGCGAATATCGGCCAGCATGGTCTTGGCCCAAGGCAACGGAAACCAAATCAAGGTGTACATCGCTAAGAACGGCACGCCGATTGGGCAGTCCATGACCGACATCACCACGGGCCACAATAACGGCCACGCCATCTTCACGGAAACGGTTCTGCAAGGTGCGCTCAACGACGAGTTCACCATCTACATCAACGCCGTGGATTCCGCTGCGACCATCGTTATTTCGGCCCTTTCATTTACCATTCACACGCTATGAGTAGTGTAAAACAATCTTTTACCCAATGGTTGGGTATTGAACACAAGGTCCCCGTGATGCTTGAAAACAAAGCGGGCAAGTACATCACCTACGGTGCGTTCAACGAGTATCCGTATTACTTGCTGGACAACTACCGCCGAAGCAGCAAGCACAACGCTATTGTGAACGGCAAAGTGAACTACATCGTGGGCGGTGGATGGAAACCTGGGGACAAGATGACGGTGGAGCAGCAGGCCCGCTACGCCAAGTTTTTTGATGGTTTGTCCGAGCATGACGACTTGAATGACATCACCGAAAAACTCGTCCTTGACTTGGAAATATTCAACGGCTTTGCGGTTGCCGTCACTTGGAATAAAATGGGAACCATCGCCAAGATGGAGCACATCCCCTTTGAAAAGATTCGTGTGGACAAAGACGAGCGGATGTTCCAGGTGGCCGAATGGTACAACGACGACATGGTCCAACTATATCCCAAAATCGGCGATGTAGAGAAAATCCCTGCCTTTGATGCGGATAACCGCATCGGCAAGCAACTGTTCTACTATCGGGTCTATGCTGCTGGCGTGAAGTCCTATCCCCTGCCCGAATACATGGGAGGCTTGGCTTGGATAGAAGCCGATGTGCAGGTAGCCAATTTCCACAACAACAACCTCCGCAACAACTTTTGGGGCGGGTATCTCATAAACTTCAACAACGGCATCCCGACACCCGAAGAACAGGGCGATATTGAGAGGCAAATCAAGCGCAAGTTCAGCGGGACCGACAATGCGGGCCGATTCGTTGTGACTTTCAACGACGATGTCAGCAAAGCCCCGACCCTTGAACCGCTCACTCCGTCCGACATGGACAAGCAGTTTGAGATTCTCAACAAGGCCATCCAGCAGGAAATCTTTATTTCGCATCGTGTCGTGAACCCGATGCTATTTGGCGTGAAGACCGAGGGCCAACTGGGAGGCAGGCAGGAACTGGTTGAGGCTTACGAACTATTCAAGGCTACCTATGTGAACGACAGGGTGCGCAAAGTGGAGCGGATGATAAACTACTTGGGTTCGTTCAACGGCGTGGAGGGGATGGAACTCATCCCCGTAGAACCCATTACCGAGCGACTATCCGAAGCCGCCCTGCTGCAAATCATGACCCCTGAAGAACTGCGGGAAAAAGCGGGCCTCCCTGCGTTGGAAAAGCAACCCGCCGATGTGGTTGGACCGAATCCCCAACCCGACGAGCAACCCCAAACACCTGCACAACTGAGCAACGACAACATCAAGAAACTATCGGGCCGTGAGTACCAGAACTTGATGCGTATCGTTCGGCACTACGCACAGGAAAAGATTACCTTGGAGATGGCCCGAACCATGCTATCCGCTGGATTCGGTCTAACCCCCGAAGAAGTGAACACCCTGCTCGGAGTGCAAGAGCAAGCGTTTTCCGAGCCTACATGGGGCGAAGAAGATGACGAGGACTACGGATGGGGGGAGGAAGAGTTCAAGGTCTTGGAGGTGGTCGCCAGTAAGTTTGGAAGCAATGCCGACGACTATGTTGTCATGCACAGTAAGCCAATGCGGTTTGATGCCGATTTAGACGACCAAGTCCGTCAAGCCTTCGCTGAACTGGGCGAGGAAGAGAAAGAACTGGACAAAAAGATTGAGGCCTACCGCAAGAAGAACCGTGACGCAAGCGTGGAAGAAATGGCCAAGGAGTTCGGAGTTAGCAAAGCAAAAGTCGCCAAGCGGGTCGCTTACCTAATCACCAAAGACCGCTACCCCATTGCAAGAGCGGTGGACAAAATCGCCTCGGAGAACTTGCCCAAGAATATCAAGGAAGTGGCCGAACCTGTACTGGAAGTCCGCTACAAATACGCATGGGCCGCAGGGTTCAGCGACAAGGACAAGCGCACCAGTCGTGAGTTCTGCAAGGTGATGATGGACTTGGCTGACCAAGGCAAGGTGTACACACGGGATGACATCAACGGTATTTCCAGCATCATGGGCTACTCCGTTTGGAATCGCAGAGGCGGATGGTATCACACGGCCAGCGGCGTAAACCGCCCACAATGCAGACACGTGTGGGAGCAGCAAATCGTCATCCGCAAGGGCAATAAAATCACAAAAGCATGAAGGCACTTTTCATATCCGAACAAACCCTGTTGGACAATTCCGTAATTAACGAGAATGTATCGTTCACGCAGATACGGCCTACCATCGTGAAGGTGCAGGAGATGCGGATTCAGCCTATCGTTGGGTCGGCCTTGTACAACGAAATGGTCGGGCAGGTGGTCAGCGGAACGACCACGGCCTTGAACACGACGCTCTTGGAAGATTACATCCAACCTGCAATGGTGCAATGGCTCTACTATGAACTCCCCATGGTATTGGCCTTTAAATACATGAACAAGGGCATGGTTCGCCGTACCAGCGAGGAATCTTCGCAGATGAGCATGGACGAAATCACCCGCTTGACGGACAAAGTGAAGAACGATGCGGAGTGGTATTCGGAACGCATCACCAGGTACTTGATGGAGAACCGCACCGACTACCCGCTCTTCAACTCCCCGCCATCGGCTTTGGACACCATCTATCCCAACGGCACGAACTACAACACAGGCATGGCCTTGGATGCAAGAACCCTGCGCCGTGGTGCTGGGCTTGATAGACCTTGGCCTTACGGTTACGACCCCTACTGCAACAACTGCTAACTATGGGCGCACACGCAAAAAACATCTTGAAATTACAGGCTTATGTCATGGATAAAAATCAAGCAAGCACTCCTTGCGCTTGCAAATGCCCACCCGCAAGTAAACTCCTTCGGAACGGGGGACCCGCTTGCAATCGGGACCGACAACACGATAAACCTTCGCACCCCAAGCCGTGAGCGAATCGTCTATCCGTTGGTGTTTGCGGATGTGCAGTCAGCAACTACGGATGCAGGGACTTTGGCTCTTACTGTGGGGGTCTATTTTAGCGACCGAGTGGAATCCATTGCCACGATGGGTGGCGTGGTTTCGGGCAGTCCGACGCTTGGCTGGCAGGATAATGAGGACGAAGTTTTGAGCGACCAACTGCAAATCGCACAGGACTTTATATCGTCGCTTACAAACGACCCGACGCAAGAATGGACTCTTTCTACCAGCGTGTCCTTGACGAGGTTTGTGGAGAGCCGTGACGACCGCACGGCAGGGTGGGTGGCCACCTTGTCGTTTCAAATCCCATACTCTCACTCCGTTTGTGAAATTCCCTCCTAAAATACATTTACCCTAAAGCAACAAAATGCCTACTCCAATTCTACAACAAATACTCGGCCAGGGCGGCACGATGCAGTTCATTGACGCTGCCGTATCGGGCGCAAACTTTGACTTCATCGTCGTCAACACGGCCGCTACCTTTACGACCTTGACAGGTACAGGAGGCGAGAACTTGCTGACTGCTTACGCTATGTCAGGCAAATCCGTATCTGCGGGCATCGTCATCAGCGGAAGAAACGGCGGCAAGATTACGGCGGTCACTCCAAGCGTCGGAAGCGTCATCGGTTATACATTCCTGTAAGCAATGCTGATAGGATACGGCTACGGCTATCCAATAACCACCCTGCAAGGCGGTGGCTTATCGGCATCGGCATGGGCGGCATTCAACACCCGTGCTGATGCGGATGGAGCGGCCACGGCAGAGGCAGCGGTAAGCGGTTGCCTGTTCGGTCGCTTTGCTACGATTTACAACTTCTAAGAATGCCGACACCTTCCCTCCTGATAGTTCCCGCTCGTTTCAAGTCGGGCAAGTTATATTCCCAAATCCCAACCAGCGGAGCAGGTGACTTCACGGTGACCCGTGCGACTACGGCAACCCGTGTCAATGCGAGTGGCTTGATTGAATCGGTGGCTTCGGGAATACCGAGGTTGGACTACTTCGCAAGCGGTGGAACGGTTGGATGTCCTGCGTTGTTGGTTGAGCCTTCGGTAACAAATGGAATCCTCAACTCTGCGGACACTACAACAAGTTGGACAATAGTTAGTTCAACATTAGCCTCCGCAAGTATTGATGTAATTGGGGTAAGTGGAAATAATTTAACAGTTCTTGTGACTGGAACAACCATTGCAGGGTCAGGACGCATTGTTCGTGGAAGCAATAATATAGCCCTTGCAAGTGGTAGCACATATACCATCAGTTTTTTTGTAAAACAAACCGCAGGTCACACGATTGGCGGTTATTATGCGGTTACAACGGGAGCAGCTTCGGGCGATATTGGCGCAAGTTTTAATGTTAGCGGGTTATTCAGTAGCGGCTCCATAAAAGACAACGCATCATTTACAAACCGAGTCCGAAGGGTTGAAAGATGGGGAACCGATGTTTATCGTTGCTCCGAAACCTTTACAATGTCCGCAAGTGGAACGCTGACCAATTTCCATTTAGCTCCATTGGTTAGCACAACTTCAATAAGCAACTCCGCTGTCGGAACTCAACTTGGCTTCGCTGCTCCGCAATTAGAACTCGGTTCAGTTCCCACAAGTTTCATCCCCACCACCACAGGGTCAGTCACCCGCAACGCCGATGTGATTTCGGTAAGCGGAGCGGTCAGCGGTGCGATAGGGCAGGCAAGCGGTACGATGTATGTGGAGGTGGATATTAGGAATGCATTTGCTGGCACTTTTATATCATTAGATATTGGTAGTGGTGCTGATTTTTTAATAATAGGCAGGACATCAGGCCTTGCTGTTATAGTTCAATTAAGAAGGTCAAATGGCTCTGTCGTAACCATAATCACAAGCAGCGCCGTTGCGCTTGGTGTGCATAAAATAGCACTTGGTTACACTAATGGCGATTATGCTCTTTACATTGATGGAGTAAGTGCAGGAACGTCAACAAATTCAACGGATTATCCATCAGCGGCATTAACGAGATGTGGCTTAGCAGTTACAAGTTACAATATTTTCAACGACCGCATCCGTGCCGCTGCTCTATACACCACCCGCCTGACCAACGCTGAACTCGCAGCCCTAACAAGTCCGTAATGGCTACATTCCGCAAGTTCGCATTTCCATCGCAGAAGGTTGCAGACCAGTTGCTCGCATCCCTGCAACCGCTTGACAACACCGTGCCACTTGGTAACATTGACGGCCTCGTTTGCTACGACGTACTATTCCAAGACGCTTGCCCTGCATCGCTCAACGCTTACATCGTTTGGCCCACACCTTGCGGAGTGCATTCATTCCTCGGTTGGGATGAGCAATACACCGCCGACTACCAAGAATTTGCAACACCTAACACGAAATAACATCTACCATTATGCGACTATTCCGCAAGCGTAACCCCGAGCAACCCAAACTTCCACTCATGCAATCAGCAATCATTGCTCTTCTTCGCCATTTGCTAACCTTCATCGGCGGCACACTCGTAGCCAAAGGCATCCTTGACGCAACCGCTTTGCAAGAAATCATCGGTGCGTTAATTACCTTGTTGTCAGTTGGTTGGATGGCAGTAGAGAAAGTAAAGGCTAAACCCGAAGCACCCAAGGCGTGAACTTAATTGAAACGACCATCATCGGCACGGTCAGCGCAATCGTTGGCGGTGGAGTTGCTTGGATTACCAAGGGAAAATTCACGGCGGATTCCCTCCAGGTGAAGCAAGCCCAAGCCGTGCTTGCGATGTGGCAGGAAACCGCTGAGGCTCAGAAGAAAGAATTGACCGAATTACGCAACGAGATTGTAAGTTTGCGGGAGCGGATAGAGTTGTTGGAGAATACTATCCACCAACTTGAAGCCGAGAACGCAACGCTTAAATCTCAGCGATGATTCTACCACTAACCAAGCATTCCCGTAACATCCACGACCTGACCTGCCAATCGGGACAGGAGTTTCTGCTCATCAGCGACCTGCATTGGGACAACCCCCATTGCGACAGGGGACTGCTCAAAAATCACTTGGACGAAGCCTTGCGCAGAAATGCGGGCATTATCATGAATGGCGATACCCTATGCCTCATGGGAGGGCGTTATGATAAACGGGCTGACAAGTCAGGAGTGCGTCCCGAACACCAAGTCAATAACTACCTGCAAGCCGTCACCGAAGATGCGGCCAACTGGTTTAAACCATACGCCAAAAACATTCTTCTAATCGGCTACGGGAACCACGAAACCAGCATCATCAAGCACACCGAATTTGACCCGCTCTTGGCCGTTGCCAGTATTCTAAACTACGAGGCAGGTACAACGGTTCAACTTGGCGGCTACGGCGGCACCATAGACATCCGAGTCCAGCACGACCCGAATCGGGGGATGAACTTCGTGGTCCATTATTACCACGGAGCAGGCGGTGGTGGCCCAGTCACCAAGGGGGTCATCCAAGACCAACGGTTACTCGCATCAGCCGAAGGCTACGACTTGACCTGGATGGGCCA